TACCGTTTAAAGGTTATCTTTTGGCCCTTGATGTTGTTGAATCAGGAGACAGGGACAGAAGAAAAATCAGACACAGCGCACTGTACAATGGAGAATCATGGTCTTCATCAAACTATATTTACTTGAAAACATCAACCGATCCAATAATCACCGGATCACGCATGCGCGACAGGGCCATAATTTATAAAGAAAGATCGATATCTTTGCTTGATTATATAGGCGGCTCACTCTTATTTGATCTGATCGAAAATTATATAAACGGAATCGGCCCGGCAAGCATCGATTCTGTTTGCGAGTGGGGGCAAGACGGGGAACGCCATTTTATTCTTGCCCAAGATACCAAGATTTACACCTTTGACGGTATAGATCATTTCCATATCTCACAAAATATCGACTCAGTGCTGCAAAACATAAACCCGACTTACAAAAATTTGATCAGTTCCGTAGCAATACCGGATCTTAACAAGATCATGTGGGCAGTTCCGCTCGGATCTGACCAGACATGCAAGACACTGATTATATACGATGTTTTAGAGCGCTCATTCTGGGTAAAGTATAATGAGCCGATTGCGATAAATTCTTTCGGTAAATCAAAACTGGAGGACACTGTAACATGGGACACCTTGCCTTTTACATCATGGGATGAGTGGTCATGGGATTCCTGGGATACAAGAAATGTCGTTGCAAATTCAGCATCGACTTTGGTCGGATGCGCAGACGGTTACGTGCGCAGGTTAACAGAAGGTCTTGACGATGATGGCGAGGCTATTGCTTCCTATTATCAGCAGGCTTTTAACAATATTGACGGCTCTGACGAAACCCTTAAGCAGGTCAGCAAGATCTATATCGAAGTTAAAAATGTAGGCAGCGGCAGCGTGACGGTAACGGTTTATACTGATAATAACTTTGATGTAGCCCGTGTGCAAAATGAAGATGGAGACGCCTATCAGACCGTTGATCTTTATGACGATGATGATCCGAGCAAAGCTTACATTGTTGCCGAACTGGATGTTTCCATTCTTTGTTATAATATTGCAGTTGAGATATCACGCTCTGACGGCACATGGTCCGGAAAGATTCGCGGTTTTGATTATGAAATAATCGGGGAACGCTTGATATGAGAATCACAAAAGAAATGAAATGGCCTGAACTCAGGCTGATTGAACGAGATAATCCCAACCAGAAAATAAATCGGCTGGTTAACTTTTTTGATAGCGTCCGGAGGATCATCTCTCAAAGGGATAATAAAATAGCCCAGGCGATCAATTCTGCCGATATAGAAATTACAGATTCAGTTCCTTCGGATGCACCCGAATTCGGTGAACCATGCTTAAGAATTTACGCAAACGGGGGAACATATCGGCTATACATTTATGTTGATTCAGGTTGGCGTTATACAGCTTTGACATAAGGGAGGTTTATTATGTGGGGTGTCGGTGGATCAATAACAGGAAGCAAAGCTTGGTCTGACAGTACTTCAAGAACAAACGAAGATACCTGGTCCAAGCAGCAGAAAGAAACGGCCAAAAAGCTCGGTAATTATATTAATCCCAATATAGGGGAGGGCTCCCCTTCTTATTCCGGCGCCAGGGTTGCCGGGATGTCATCACCGGAACGGGGCAGCATGGCCTGGTTGCAAAGTTACCTCAACCAGGGAGCGCCGCAACAATACAACATGGCAAACCGGCAGTTGTCGAATGTCATGAACAATAATTATTCCAGTGCTATTGTTGACCCGACGCAGACAAGATCTTTATATGATTGGGCCCAGGGGCAGGCGCTTGGGACAATGGAAGGCGCTCAAAGCAAAGATATTGTTAGCGACCAGGCAACGACTGATCTTTATAAAAGAATGGTCGATCAGGTTTTGAAAAGGGATCTGCCGGGGCTTCAGAATACCGTTGCCAATAATGCAAATCTTCGTGGGATGTATTTTTCAGGCGGCCATGAAGGGATGCAAACCGATCTGTTGAAGGATGCTCAAAGCAATCTGTTGGATACGTTAGCCAATCTGCGCTATGGTGATGAGCAGGCCAGGCGTGATCTTGAAGCAACCAGGGAAGCCCGGCGCTATGACACGCTTGGAAATGTTCTCAATACCGGTTACGGTCAGCAATACGGTGATATTCAAACATCGCAGGATATCGGCAGAGAGCGCGAAGGGCGGCAGTTCTCGGCAATACCCTTGGCAATGGATATGGGCACGACTCAAGATGAGCTTGCGCTCAACAGAGTGGCCGCAGGTCAGCAATATGGCGAGCTTCCAAGAACACTCGAGCAGCAGCAGCTTGATACCAACTTTTCCGAGTTTCTGCGGACATTGCCTGAAAATAGCCCTCTGCTGCAGTATGCTCTTGATTATCTCAATGCCCAGGGAACAAAGAAATCCAAGACTAAAACAGATGAAACTCAGACCGGGTTGGCGAGCAAGGTCAGCGCAAGCTATGGAATGCCGCAAAACACATAGGAGATAGAAAATGGCATCATGGTTGGATTATATAAAATATCTGAGAATGAAGGAACTGTATCCACGGGAAGACGCTCAGAAAAGGCTTGAAGCAAGATTTGGCCAGGCCGATGCATTCGGGACCCCGATGATGCCTACTGCTCAGGATTTAATGGATTACCAGACTGCATCAGCGGGTGTCCAGTGGCCGAAAGAGCGCCTCGCAAATGACGAGCTTGGACGTATTTCCCAGGATATTACCGGGGGTACCGATATTGCCGTCAATGCTCCTTCCGAGGTTATTGCCCAACCCCTATCAGCCAGGGAGAAAATGGAACGCCAGGCGCAAAGTGAAGCAGCGGCAAGTAAATCCAAGTGGGGATCTATTATGGATGCCCTAGGGCAATTTTCTCAGGAACGTGATGTCGATATGTCCAAAGAAGATATGCTTGCCAATATCGGCATAAAAAGGGCGCCGACAAGTGACAGAGAGACGTGGGGTGAATCATACGAGGGCCCCGGAGGTAGCCGTCTGCAAAAATCGAATAGGGGCCAGGAAAGGGCCGTTCTCGGACGCAAATCAGGCGCGGGCGCAGGCGAGAAGATGCCGGAATCGGTTAAGCAGGCCCAGCAGGTTGTCTTAAAATTCGCAAATCAGGTCAACCCCCAGATGGCAATGGCTATAGCCATAAATCCATCATTGGCGTCTGATCCGAACATGAAGGCCATGATTTCTTCCCAGGTTCCCGAAGCTTACCGGCCGCTATTTAATAACGCCATGGCTATCGTGCAAAATTACTACATGAATCAATCAGCCGTATCAGGCGGTAACGATCCAGTCGGCATTAGATAATGAATCTCCTACAGTTTAGAAAAAAATATCCTCAATATGACGACATGACGGATGAGCAGATCGCCAAGGGGCTACACCGGCGTTATTATTCTGATCTTGATTTTGGTGATTTTTCGAAGCGGATCGGTTACACCCTGGGTGCCGCGCAAGAAACCCCGATGGATGAAACCGAGAAAATGCAGCGCATGACACCGGCGCCAAGTGCCCCTGAAGGTCAGATGATGCCGGACAGCATTGGCCTTCCAAACAGACCGCAGATGGTCAGCACAGATGGCGGCATGGGCACGATTCAGTCAATGGGTATTGGCGCTCCAATCTCGAGTGGGGCAATTGATTATCTTTCAGCAGAAGATCCCACTTTTGCTCCAGCACGGGAGCCGAATCGTTACGCCGCACAAGCCGTAGAGGGAATCAAAGATATAGCCCGCCAAAGCATGACCGGGTATGGAGTTGGCATGGAGCAGGCGCAGAAACTTCTTGAGCGCATACCGGCTATGCCGGGTTCACCCGTGCAGCTTGCCCGTAAGGGATACGAAAAGTTAGCCCCCATGCTTAAAGAAGCTGCCCAGACACCATCATTGCAGCCCGACCCCGCTTATTTGCAATCGGCTGGTTTCTGGGAGGATGTGGTCCGCACAGGTCCGCAAATCCTAACGCAGATCGGTACAGGGCTTCTGACCGGGCCGGCCGGGCCTACGTTGCTTATGGGAGCGCAGATAGCCGGCAGCACATATGAACAGGCCGTTAAAAACGGGGTTTCTCCCGACCGTGCAGCAAAAGCCGGTATCGCTAATGCTATAATGCAGGCCCCGTTGGAATCCCTCGGGATAAATAGGGCCTTAAAATTTGTAAAGGTCCGTGGCACTCTGCTTACAAAGTTGAAAGAAGCTGCTATGACTTTGGGCAATGAATGGCTCACCGAGTTTTTGCAGAGCTATCCTGAGGCAGCGACCACGATTTGGGCCGAGAATGCCGATGAGACGGCCCTCAGCGCAGTTAATAAAACCATCGATCAGGCGGTTGAGATTGGAAAGCGCGGGGCATATGAGGGCGCCGTGGTGCTTCCTTTTACGGCTATTGGGATGGCAGGCGGGGCTACCATGCAGAGTATGCGGCCAAATGTCCCAGAATCAATCAAGCCACCTGATATTGAAACGGTTCCACGTGAAACAATTGGCGAAACTGCTTTGAGGCCCCCTGAAATAATAACGGACAAGCAGAAATCTTTGATGGGCGAGGAAGCCGAAAAAGTAAGTATCCCAGAATTTAAAGACACCAATGAGGCGGTTTCCTTCGGCGAGAAAGCAACCCCCGAGCAGTTGGCTGAAATCAAGCAGCTTGAGGACCAGGCCAGGGCCAGGGAAGCAGAGTTGAAAGCCGCACAGGATTTCAGCGATGAGCGTACTAACAATGCCTACAAGGCGCAGCTTTACCGCGAAGTTCTTGAGGCATCCAGGGGAGAGCATCCTTCGCAGCGTGACAAGCGCACCCCAGGTCAAATGCTTGGCGAAAAATCGGTTGCCCCTACTGAATACCCAATAACGCCTAAAAGAGTGATCGATCGCCTTGTTGACGAAGCGGATTTAAAACCGGGGGAATCGGTTCTTGACCCTACTGCGGGCACCGGAGAGGTCGCTCAGTCAATCAAACTGAAAGAGCCTGGGGTAAGTATCGCCACAATGGAGATTAACCCTGATCTGAGGGCCAGGCTTTCCGAGCAGGGGCAAAATGTTAAAGGAGCAGACTTCCTAAAGGACCAGGGAACCTATGATAAGATTGTTTTGACTCCACCATTTGAAAATGACTTTGCCCATTTGCAACATGCGGCCGACCGACTCAACCCAGGAGGCAGGGCAGTTGCTCTTATTTCTGATCAAACGGCTCAAAGCGAGAATTTTGAAACATGGGCAAGTTCTGTCGGCGCGAATATCAAGCCCGTGCGTTTGCCGGGTGTTCCTTATGATGGAAATATTGTCACGATTGAAAAGCCGAAAATTTCTGGATCCAGGCCACAGGATGCCGGGACAGAAGCCTATGAACCTGCCACCGATATCCAAAAGCGCAAAGCGCCGGCAGTACCGGCCGGCCAGCAGGCGCCGACCGATATAGCCGCAGAGCGTCGCCACAGCGCGATCATAAAACGCATGGAAGACGCCTTCCATGCTCCTGTCAGGGTCGGTAAGTTCCGCACAAATAAAGGCAGGCGGCTTGGAGTTTATAAGCCTGGCGAGAAAGTGATCCGTGTTGGTTCAGCAAACGATATCGGTACAGTCATTCATGAAAACGCTCATCATATTCAAGACATTTTAGGCTGGCCGAGAAACCATAGTTTTGCAAAAGAAGTTCGTGCCATGGCTTACGAGGGTGCTAAAAATATCAACCGTGAAGGATTCGCAGAGTTTGTGCGCGAGTATGTGACCGATGAGCAAAGCGCGAAAAGCAAGGCCCCTACTTTTTATAAAGAGTTTGAGGAAAAGCTGTCCAAGCGTCCGGACTTTCAAAATGTGATCATAGAGGCCAGGCAGGCTTATAATGATTACAAGGCCGCGCCATCTGTTGCTAAAGTAGGCTCTTTTGTCGTCCGCGGTAAAGAGGGTGATAAACGTCGATTCCCGACCATGGGTAAAATCTATACTGAGATGAAGGATAGCCTTTATCCGGTTAAAAAAGTTGTCGATATCGCCAAAAAGCAAGGCGGCAAGATTGCTTTTCAGGATGATCCTTATATTGTTGCGCGTCTTCTTCGCGGATGGGCCAGGAAAGCTGAACAATTCATAAAACATAGATCATTTCAATATGACGAATCAGCACCGGATGGGGTTAAATTTACTGGCGATGGCCTTATCAAAATCTTAGCGCCTATCGAGCGTGAAGGGAAAACCAAACAGCTTGATACTTATCTGTTTGCGAAACGCGCCTTAAACGATGCACGGATTCAAAAAGGATTTGACAGGATCTTATCCGTCGATGATTTCAAGCAAACAGTAAAGGAGCTTGAGCCCGAATTCAAGGAAACGGCAGACAAGCTTTACAAGTACAATGATCAACTTCTTAGTTATCTTGTTGATGCCGGGCGTATAGGCAAGGAGACAGCAGAAAGCATACGCGCCAAGAATATGTTTTATGCCCCACTCTATAGATTGATTGAGCAAGAAACCTCCGGGGCGCAAGGATTGGGAAGATCAGCGAACAATGTTTTTAATCCAATCAAAAAACTCAAGGGTTCATCCAGGGATATAATCAGTCCTACCGAAAACATTCTGAAAAACACCTATGCCATAATCAACGCCGCTGAGAGAAACAGGCTCGGCAATGCTTTGATAAAATTATCAGAAACAGAGGGAATGGGCAAGTTTATTGAGAAAGTACCGTTTCCAATGCGGCCGACAAGGATATTGAAAGAGGATGTTACAAGACTTTTATCAGGAATCGAAGGCGCGGACCGTGTAAGCCTTGAATCCCTGCCTGAAAATATTATAGCAAATTTCCGGCCGCAATATCGTGCCGGGGCAAATGAAGCCATTTTCTACAAGAACGGAAAACCGCAGCTTTATCAACTCGACCCTGATCTTTACAAAGCCATAAGCAGCGTCAACGGATCTGAAATAAACCTGCTTATCAAAGTCCTGGCTTATCCTGCCAAATGGTTGCGGGTCGGGGCCACGACATTCAGCCCTGAATTCGGAATAAGAAATCCCATGCGGGATCAAATGACCGCATGGATTCAAAGTAAATATGGATTCACACCGGGGGTAGATTTTTTACGCGGCTCTTATCACATCCTTAAAGCTGATGATGTCTGGCAAAAGTTCAATGCATCAGGGGCGGCACATGCGGCCATCGTGTCTATGGACCGCGATTATCTTTCAAAAAATCTTCGCAGAATGCTGCGCGAGAAAAAGTTTAAAGGCCTTGTTTTAAACCCCCTTGAATTGTTTCAAAAGTTTTCCGAACTGACCGAGGAAGCAAGCCGGGTAGCTGAATTTGCAAAGGCGATCAAGCAAGAAGGCGGTGGCCTTGAAGGATTGTTAAAAGGCGGCATGGCAGGTCGTGAAGTTTCATTGGATTTTGCACGTACCGGTGGACCAGGCGCCCGAGCGGCAAACATGATTTCAGCGTTCTGGAACGCAAGGCTTGAAGGCCTTGACAAAATGTCCAGAACATTTAGGGAACAACCGATTAAAGCCGCGTCAAAGGCTTTCCTTGGCATTACGCTGCCTTCCCTTATGCTCTGGTGGCTGCAAAAAGATGATCCGGTTTACCAGGAGCTTCCCAGCTGGAGGAAAACCTTATTTTGGAATTGGGTATTCCATCGTGAAAATAAAGATCCCTTTGTTTTGTCGCTGCCCAAGCCGTTTGAATACGGTCTTGTTTTCGGAAGCCTGCCAGAGGCCGCGCTTGATTGGGCATACCGAGACAATCCGGCCATGTTTAAAGAGACTGCAAAGTCTGTTGCAAAAACCTTTGATCTTGTCCCGATCCCGACAATAGCCATACCGATCGGTGAATGGTGGGCTGAAAAGAGCTGGTTTTTTGATAGGCCTACTGTCCCTCGTGATAGGGAAGATCTTGAACCTGTTTTACAATATGGACAGCGGACAAGCGAAACTGTTAAGCTTGTCGCAAGAGCGATGGACAAGGTGCCCGGCTTGCGTGAAATAGCCTCCCCTTCAAAGATAGAAAACCTAATCCAGGGCCTTACGGCCAGCATGGGCCGGACAGGTCTGCAGGGCATGGATTGGCTGCTTAAAACAACAGGGGCAATAGATGTTCCCGAAGAACCGGCTGCGACAGTTTCAGATATGCCCGGCATAAGGGCTGTTTTTGCGAGATATCCAAGCGCGAACACGCAAAGCATTGAAAGGTTTTATGATAAATATAATGATCTTAAGCGTGGTTTTGAATCAGGCAAGGAGCGCGCCGGGATACGCGGGGCAGGCATAAAGGGAACTGGTTTCGGAAGTGTCTATCCAAAAGAAGAAGCAACGGCAAAAACGTTATCATTATTGCGCAAAATGGCTAAAAAGACATATGAAGCGGATATCGACGGAGAAGAAAAGACCAAACTACTGAATAATTATTACGTTGCAATGATGAATGCAGCTCGTCTATATTTTAACTTAAAACCCTATATGGAGTAAACTCAATGGTATCGGCAATCAAAAAAACGTATTCCGGACTCACAACATTGCAACGGGCTGTAGCTTCAGGTGTCCTCGTTGTATGCATCACAGCGTTTATCAGCTGGATTACCGTAAGCACTCTGAGAGCAAGCGACCATCCAAAAAGGTTGGATAAGATAGAAAGCCGCAACGAAAGCAGGGATAAGGCCTGGGTTGAAATGGAAAAGCGGTTCATCCGTATGGAAAACAATGCCGAGGAAAACAGAAAACTGGCCGAGATGAATTATTGGTATCTGCAACGCATATCAGATAAAATGTTTGGAGAAAATTACTTGTCACCGCCACCTAATATTTACCACAAAAACTAATACTTAGACTTCTAACGGAAAGATTGTGTTTAAAATATTCCTAAAATTATTCCATCCTTAAATCAGTAGATCAAAATATATCCTAAGACTCTTTCAAAGTGTGGTCGTTCCATGATTCACAGCAATGCATCCGAGTCTATCTTAAACAATCTTTCAGAGATTGCCTTAATGCTCGATGAGCTGGCTAATGGAGACATCGACAATATCAATTGGGCTATCGGAATAGATGAAGTTGCTCTGCATATGCGTTTTGCCAGGAACGCCCTTGTATATGCCTTAAGAGCTGAACAAAAAGCTATAAAGAAAGGGGGTGAGGTTGCAAATGTGGGATCAGATATCGACGATGATAATTGATCATTATGGAATAACGGGGGCTGTCCTGTGTGTTTTGATTGTTATGATTTATGGCTTTTTGCCGGCACGGGCCAGGGCTGTAATCAATATCTTTTTAAAAAGGCTTCCGAGATATTTGGCAAAGGTGAAAAAATGAATGGAGACGAATTTTTAAAAGCAAAAAAGGAAAACCTATCGGAAACACCGTCTTTGCTTTATGTCGGGGGTTACAAATATCAGTCACGCAACGCAATGATCTATAATGTTTTTATCTATCCTGAACAAGATATCGTCACAGATCTGATTATTTTGCGTTCAGATGGCTGGCTGTGGGTTTCCCCGTATTTCGCTTGGGATGGATGCAGCGGGCCAACCTGGGATGATTCAACCAATATGCGCGCCGGCCATTGCCATGACGCCCTTTATGCTCTGTTCAGGATGGGGTTGCTCGATGCGGGTAAATGGCGCCCTGTGGCTGACGATAATCTTCACAGGCTCATGGTCAAAGACGGAGCATGGAAAACAAGGGCTGGCTATTACCGATGGGCTGTGAATCATTTTGCATCATTCGCCGCTGATCCTGGGAATCAAAAAAAGCCAAAGGTCGCACCAAAAAATTGAATAAATGATACAGTTGTTCTTTTATAAGAGGAAATGCCTAAAAAAGCACCGTAAACTTGAAGATGAACGTGCCGCGCACGAGGCGTCCTATGAAATGCTTAAAATGCGCGGATTCGGTAAATCCAAAGGCGCAATAGGGTTGCTCGAACATATTTTATATTGTAGACAACGATCACGACACTTTTTAAACCAATCTAAGATTAAAAGGAGATTGTCATGAAATGGATGGGGTTAGTTTTATTGATTGTAGGATCATTTTTTGTCATGATGCTAAGTAACTGCTCAACGATAGGAATCCCGAAGCCTCCAAGCATATGCGATAACATGCCTGCTGGTGAATCAATTTTGTGCGATACGGCCAACAATAACGATATCCACCTTGAGACGGTCGGAAACCTTGTTATGGTGCTAAACGTTGATGCAGTTAAAAACGGCGTATACAGCGCTGAGCAGGCTATCTCGGTCTTGGGCGATATAAGGGCCGCGATAAACAGCGATATAACGGCCATGGGATTAAAATCAATTGTAATCGATTATATTGACGAATACCCTGAATTGATTTTACTGACTCCGTATTTTGGATATCTTGATAGTCCTGAGATTCTAAGGCCGAAAGATATCGAAATGCTTAATGCGTGGATCGATCAGCAGATCGGTTATTTGTCCAAGAAATTCGGCGTTATCGTGATGTATAATGCGCCAGTGGCTGTTTATGACGGTATGATTAGGCCCTGATTTCATAACAATTAAGATCGTTATTAAAGGCCGCTTTAACGAGCGGCCTTTTTTTGTTCTTCTATTAATGAATCAATATGATTTTCCAAAGCCACCCTCTTTTCACGTACTAAATCAACAAGTTCTGATGCCATATCTTCTTCGGAATTGATTGATCCTGTAAGTTTGGATAAAGCATCAATAAAATTGTAAACGGCATCAAGAAAGCGATCACATGCAGCGAGTTTTGTTTTTGCATTCTCGATCATGGATTCATAATCGGATTCTCGGCGTTCCCCTTTTGAAGCAGGCTTGTCATTCAGAACATCATACTCCCCAACAGGGGTTCCTTTTAACATAACTCTCTCCTTTTTAAATTTAGTTGTTTATTCGAATAGCTATTTTTTAAATAGCGGACAATATTATTATTCGATCCAGACTAACGGCCACCACTCATCCAAAACATAATCGTCAAGCCTCACAGGTTTATCACAATACGGGTCCCACGCATCTTTACCATCCCAATACAAACAATGGTTGCCCTCAAATTTTAACATAGTTGATCTGACGGTTACCATTGCCGGTTGGTTTAATGGTATTGATATTTCTATATAATCAAACTTTTTCGTAAATGATGCATCGTATCCATTGATATTTGCTCCGACAGCGCCAAAGAATCTTCCATGATGAGCCATAAATTTGCTGATTTCCAATAAATCAAAGCCACGCCGCTTGTCTGGATGTTTTGAGCTTGGGTTAATTTCACTTCCGTCGTGGCCTACAAAATCGATTACATCCTGTAACTTTGTTTGTGTAGCCATTGCGGCAACGCAAGCGTAGCATGACCATGAATTAAACTGTCGTACTGGCTTCCATTCTATTTCTTCGTTGTCCATTTCAAACACCTGCCTTTGTTAATATAATTGTTTAGGCTTAACGATGAAATACTTCTCGTCTATTATGTCGTGCAGAACCTTGTTCTTCTGTCGAAGCTCGGCATTCTCTTGCCTAAGCGCATCGGTCTCCCTCACATGTTTGTTGTACTGATACCACAATGTGCAGGCGAAGACGCCGAGTAGGATTATGATGGCGGCGGCTTTCATTTCTTCACAATTCAACGGTATGACGACCTATTAACATGATTTTAAATTAAATTTATGCCGCTCATTTCCATATCTTTACATATTTTTTTCACCATCTGAAGATGCATTTCCATTAAGACACGCATGGAGGCTGGAAGCGAAGGGATAACCATCCTGTCCAAGTAATAACTGAATTGATAATCTTTATCAAAAGAACAAGTTGAACCTATACAATGGAACCGGAAATCATTTTTATTTCTAAAACCGCGCAGAGTACCGACCCTTCTTAATGTATCAGTGTTTTCTTGAATAGCGACTACATTAATTTTTTCGTTGTTAACGACATCAACATGTAGAGGGATCTTGTTTTCTAACTCCATGATTCTAAATTTCAATTTTTCAATTTCCAATTCAAGAGCGCATTCTCTAAGCGTCTTCATGGTTTAAATACTATCCTTTCTTACTATTTATGATTGAAGCGTAAGCAACATGATTATTTGAATCACCCAGGCGGCTGTCAATAATGTCCTATGGCTGACTTTTCCTTCCGGCATATATCCCCTTTCTGCTATTTTGGTTAATGTTTTGCCGCCTGGGTGAAGATTAATCCGTTTTTTTCCGCTCAAAGTTAAGACCCATGGAAGAAGCCGACCACAGCCCCCATTCAAGGCTCCCGTATCCGTGGCGGTCGATCATCTTTAAATCGTCCCCGTCTCCGCGGATATTATCCCACATCGGATAAGTGGCGGTTTCAAAGGCAACCCCGGCGTTATAGCCTTTCCAGAAATCGCCTTCCGCGCCGAGCGCTTTTGCTGCCCAACCGACACAGTTTGCCGAAACGAATCCCGCCCGGCCGAACCACGCCGCTTCTGGGCCGGTGAGCTTATCGTTCGTTACCTCGCTGAGCCCCTCGAAATGGAGCTCCTTACCCATGATCGACATGGCCACGAAATGGCCCGTCGCGTGGACGACAAACGCGGTACCGACACCGGCCGCCATTTTCAAGGTAGGGTGTTGGAGATCTTCGCCGCGCACTCCGTTATAGGTGTAATTGGCACAACCGGTTGCCATCGAAAGTAAAAATACGGCTAACAACGCCATTAGAATAAGCGCCAGCATATAGAAAACATGAGTCAAGTTTCTGTTTATTTTGTTCAATACTTTTATGATTTTTTGGTGCTCATTCATTGTCAAGCCCTCCCCCTTTAATCGATTTATCGTTATTTCAGCATTTAATATTATTGGCATTGCGGGCACAGCCCAAAAGGTTCATCAACGCATTCCGTGCAAAAGACTTTGTTGCACCCATTACACGGATTGCCCTCATTTAAATCGAAGAATTCCCCGCAATCGCACATGCAGGGCATGTCCATTGCTGCGATGTCTTCGGGATCTGTTGTCATTGGTTCACTCCTTTTATCGTTATTTTAGCGCGGATGCCCGTCACCGCGCAGAATGAACAAGGTTGTATTCGATGGATGAGTCCATGGCTCTCCTGTTCTACAATCTAACCATCTAACACGACCCATACTTCGGACCTCTGCACCTGCCTCGATTAATAAATTAATAAACGACATTGTGTTAATTATTATCACAGATGTGTTTCCTTTTTTCTGTTCTTCAATTGCCTTTCTTATAAAAGCCGTAGGGCCAGCGCCAAACGCAGCATCGGCCCTCCTGAATGGAGGGTTTACCCAATTTACGCGACCCCATGGAACGGTTATTCCATTAAATTTTTTGGGCCTTGGATATGGGCATGGATCAAAATCAAAAGAAAATTCTGAATTTAAATTGTTGTATATTGATGGTGGTACAAGCCAGAATCTTTTACTGTTGTCCATATTGTACTCCTTTTGTTTATTGTTAATAGCGCGGCTGCCCGCCGCACCATAAAGCGGGCAGCGCTCAATATCCTGATTGATCAGCATGCCTGTTCTGAGGGTTATAGGTGCTCGCATGGTCGCGCTAATCCTTGATTCTCTCAATCGATCTTAGCACACAGCCTCGCATATTATGCTCGTCCCTGGCGCTTTCGTCGAAGACCTCTTGCCCCTCAAGCAGCCGTTTCGAGCACGACTTGTGTAGAATGCGAGGATGCCCATCTATAATTCGTTCAACGTGATGCCTTCCCCATAGCTGTCGGCCGCATGCCCAACAGAATCTTACTCTTGGCTTTTTCATTCTATCGGTCCTTATTTAAAAATCACTTCTGGCAAGTAACAAAAATGTGTCGGCTTCCTGTATAGCGCGACATATTTTCGACCTTCGCGCTAATCCATGAACCATTCCGGATCAGAAAAAATGTCAATTGCTACAAACGGCGTATCTTCCCCGTGGTCATGATCCAAGTAAATGCCACCAATACCACCTAAGCAATCACCTCTTACAACGATTGATAGATTGCCATTTTTATCCCTAATTGCTTTTAATTTTTCAATTACCTTATCAATCCTCATTCCATATTCCGGCATTTTTTTCTCCTTTTGATGAGGGCTGGATTTTTCCTTTTCCGCTTCTTCCGCTTCTTTTCGGCACTCTGGACAGTATTTGTCCAAGAGTTCGCCGTGACTACAACATCCTTCAACTGGTTTCATGTTTTCACTCCGTAATATCTTCCAGGTGCCATGCCTCTTTATTTGATAAGCATTGGACAACTTTGCCAATGCACTCAAATAGATAAAACTCCTCGCGCTGATATTTTTGCTGCAATCTGAACAGCTCAGCAACGGCATCGTCTTTATCTGAATAAAAGCACGTCGGACCGAATTTCTTTGAAAGTAGCTCTGCGAGGCCTATTGCAGGCTCAAGGCATGTCAGATTTATAATGCACCATAGTTTCATTTACGAAATCCAATCAAGTTGTTGCCGTTGATCATTTATTATCTTCCGACCCCCAAACCTTCCGATCTCCATAGTTGTAGTTTGGGAGGGGTTTGTAATTTTCCCACGTGCAATTACCCATTATTTTGGAAATCGCCCCGTCACCGAAACATTTTACGCTGCCACTTTCCAGCATTTTCTCCACAACGCGCAAGAATTTCACGCCACCACGAGTCCTCCAAACGATGATCGGATCTCTCTCGATAAACTCAGGGAGTTTTGGCGGTAATGGCTTGGCGAGGCGCCATGGCATAACTCTAAATCCTCCACAGCCATTGTTATAAATTTCCTCATCTCCTAAATATACGCACATATATCTACCATCATTGCTTATATAGAGAAAAATATGTTCATAGAATAATTGGGGTCTATCAGCAGCCAAAATCCTATCCCCTTCTTCTGGTTTGAATTCGTTCATGACTACCCTGCCTTTTTATCGAGAAAGTAAGCGATCTGATCAATCCCTTGACAATCCTTGCATCCTGGCAGGCCTGCAGGCGGTGTATCCTGCTCGATCAAGTCACGGTACTTTTGCATGAGTTCAAGGACATGTTCCTGATCATCGGCAATTTCCAGGCATTTTACCCGGAATGCCATCAGGAACCCGCCCTCTGCCACGACCCTTACTTCATTTTCCATGGCATCTTCAAGGCTGAGCGGTTCGCAATAGCAAAGCGGCATGTCGATAACATTGTATCCGGTCATTCCCCCGATCCACTTGTAACCGTTTTGCTGGACACGGTACATCGGCAGCAGTTTGTCTTGATTCTCGGTGTATTTGGCCGTCTTGTAGTCAGGCATCACGTGATCGGTGTTAGGTCCGTCACCGACTTCATAGAAATCATCCGGAACACCCGAAAGGGTTATGCCGCTGGCCGGATCAAACCGTTTGAATTTAGACCAATGTGGAACTTTCAGCCATCTTTTCGCCGGCGCAATATGCGGCATGTTTGTTCTGATCCAATAGGACGCCGGATCATTGCCTTTCAGGAAAGCATCGAAAATCATGTGCATAACATGCTTCGTGTAGGCGTCGATGGTGGAAAATATGCCGGGGAAGATCTGAAACGGTACCTTTTTGATCTTGCGTTTTACCCAAAAGCAGCGTGGGCAGAAATCTGGGAGCGCCATAGAGCCAAGGTCTTTTGCTGAAATACGGATTTCATTTTTATTCTTCATCGTCGTTTTTCTCCTTAAAAAGTTTAAGTTGTTTGCTTGAAATATCCCTTAGTTTCCTGTGCTCATCCATGTGACAACTGTGGCATAAAAGAATTAAATTCGTTTCACGCCAAGCGGCCCACGGGTCAACCTCGCTGTGGATGTAATCAATTAACGGTATTATGTGATGGTGTTCACATCTTTCTGTCTTCAACCATCGGCTTTTTACTGTCGGATCCTCTATACGATTCCCGTTTTCATCTTTGACTAAATTAGATCTGAGAGTAATTTTCTTGCCGCATATTTGGCATTTTTCTCCGCGGGTCTTTAATAAATATCGTCGCGTTTCATCAGGCCAAAAAAGGCGCGAGAACTCTTTAAAGCATGCATGGTGCCAATTTTTAAAATTTGGTTCACCGTTTTTTTTGAGGATACAGCATCCACACCATCTGCATATACCTGGTTCGCTGTTCCAGTGTATCGGCGCTGGACCGAATCTGTGACCTTTATAATTAAAATATGTTTTCATAATGCTGCATAAACCGGCTTGCCGGTCAAAGCTTCGATCTCTTTGACAAACAAATCTGCGTCAGAATTTTCGCGGCTCATGTGTATTAAGTGGACTTCTCTCACTTTGCTCAGATCATTTGCCTGCAAGAACTGCTTGCATCTTTCAAGATTCATGTGGCTTCTATAGAGACGCTTTTTGCGTTCAGGATCAAGCCCAGGGGAAAGGGTGCGCTTGCTCCAATTGCATTCTATGGCGATGATTGTCAGCCCCTGGAAGCGGTGATGAATGTAAAATGTATCTGTTGCGAACAACAGCTTGTCGGTTCCATCTGTAACCAGGTAGCCAAGTGACCCAGGGCAATCATGCTGTGTTGGAAACCCTAATGCCGTCCATCCGGCAATCCTGAATTGTTTCAATGGTTCAATGACGTTGATACGATGATGATCGGCAATGTTCGTGCCCTCCGCTGTTTCAGCGCTCATAAAACAATTGATCCCGGCCCTGGCGAGATCGCGCACACCGGAGAGATGGTCCATATGTCGATGGGAGATAAGAGCGCCGTCAATCGACCTCAGATTGAAGTTGAAGGCCTGCTTTATTTTCCTAATCGGCACTCCGGCATCTATGATCAGGGAGCCTTTTGAATTGACTACCTGATATAGATTGCCGGAGCTGCCGCTATGGTGGGGGATGAATTGCATTTAATAAGGCGCCGCTTCCTCTGCCTGCTCCTGCTGTTCGTCCTGGGCTTCCTGTTTTCCTGCCTGCCCCTGCTGCGCGTCGTCACCGCTGTCAGGCGTTTTATCTGATTCACGGGCATCGGGCAGGGTCTCATGCTCGACGTCGATCACGCCGCCCTGGTTGGCGTATTCGGCTGCTTCTGTGTCGGCCATATGTTCGATGCGTTCTGCCTCGCTCGTTTCGACATGGTGGTACGCGGCGTTGAGTCTTTTCGGATCAAGCGGTATGTGCTTGACCGTTTTGATAACGATCGTCTTGAACCGCATTGCCTCCGGGTGTGCTTCCCAGATTGTATTTGTCGGGGCGGCTTTTTTCGATTTAACGAAATCATTTTCGGAAACAAGAACAAGCTTGTTTTTTGACGGGTCACTATAGATGATATACCCGAACCCACCGACCACTTTCCCACGATTGAACGGCTGCTTGATTTCGAACTCATAATTATCGCCTTCGCTTCCGACCGACCGCATGATGGGAACGAAGACATCAGTTTCATGGACCAAGGAATAAATGACATCCTTCGGTTTTTCAACGGCCATTTCCCGGTGGTAATAGTCCTTTCCGACATAACCGACCGAAAGATCCAAATCATATTGTCCTGTTTTCCCGTTCAGATAGGGAACAACATGCAGATGATTGGGGATAAGAGCATCGAGGCCAAGTTCGATGCGATATACTGCATCCACCGCCAGCTTGTTCATATTGATGTTATTCCAGATGATCGGCGTCTTTTTGTCCTGGCCTTTTTTCACCCTGTCGGCTTCCAGGGCTTTCAAGGCATGATCCACCTTGATGAACAAATGCTGCGCAAGCCGGCGCTGGTGGTTGGTCAGATTGATTGTCCCGATTTCTTGGCCGAACTCGCGGACAACCATATCGGTGAACCGTTGCGATTGCGACCGGATAGGTGCAAGCTGGCCGACTTCATTTTTCTTGGACTCTTTCTTCGCTGATTGTCTTGCCATGTTGTTTTCTCCTTATTCAATTCTTAGTTGTTTATCTTTATCGGTAACAACAAGCCTGATTTGCTGGCCGATGGTAGGCAAAAGCTGAACAACAGATTCTGCCCGATCAATGAAGCGCGGGAACTCTATCCCGTGATGGCGAGAAAAAGCATTGCCGATATCGATATCAAGATTGACCTGGCCGGCCGTATTAACGGCGCCATAGGGGATTCCGTTGAGCGTTGCGATACAGCATGGCTCGATTCCATCGTTGGTCACGTTTTCGCGGAACATCTTGAATCGCGCAAGTTCGAATTTAGAGGAAACCGCTTCGTTGACCATGTTGGCCTGAGTACGCTCAAATAGCTCTATCAGATGCAGGTGCCCTTCAAGCTCGGCAAAGCGTTCAGAAAGCCTTCGTTCCTCTTTTTTCAGTTCATCGATTCTGGTTTCAGCTTTTTCAATAGTTTCAAGGCCGCTGATTTCTTTTTCCAGGCCTTCAATATGGCTGTCGATTTCATCGATTTCAGCCTGTGCTTTTGATATATCGGCCTCGGCCCCGGCCTGCAGGTCTGCTATTTCTTTTTCGATAGCTGTCTTGGTTTCAACCAGGGCTTCACGTTCAGTGTCTGGACCGGCTGGGACTTCTTCCTCATTCTCAAAATTCGTCACGGCTTCCAGGGCCTTGGCGTGTTTATCTTGCAGAAGTCTTTTTTCAACTTTGAGCTCATTGATTTTGAGACCAAATTCAATAATGATATTTTCAGATGCAGCCTTTTTCGCGGCATAATCCTTGCCGGTGTCAACATTGGATTTCAGACGCTGGGCTTTATTGGCGTTAAACACGGCCAGCGCCTTATTTCTTGCATCAGCAACATCTTCTTCAGGAAGATCCTGACCGCAAGTCGGGCAGGTATTTTTTTGGTCATATTCAAAGGTTTCGGCGTTGATTTCTTTCCAGGCGGCACGAAGCTCGGCTAATCTGGTATCAAAATTTGCAAGAATTGCTTCTTCTGATTTCGCATCGTACTGAAGCTTGCACAGAGCATTGGCCTTGTCGTCCAGTTCCCGTCCGATTTTATCTGCGGCCTGCTCAAGTTCGCGTTTCTTTTTATACCTGGCACTTTCGGACTTTTGTTTCGCTTCGGCGATCTTGGTGTCATGCCTCTGGATTTTGGCTTCAACCTCGGACAGCTCCTTGTTTTTGACGGCCACAGCACCGCCGTTGAGGATGGTATCGAGACGTTTTGCGGCCGCCTTGCGGTTATCACGGGCAACGGCCATAACGCTTGTAATGGTCTTCTTATCACGGCGAACCGCGCCGGATTCATTTATTACCAGGGTACGCTCATTGATGCTGTTCGGGATATCCTTGAGGCGTTCGTTGATTTTGGTTTTCTCAGCTCTGATTATGGACCGCTGATCATCGATGCTGTTCTTGCCCAGGATGCCGGGAAGCTGAGACAATTCCGGATTTGATTCAATCACCTTGTCCATGGTGACATCGCCGCCGGCTATTTCTATAACCATTTCGCGGCGCTTTTTCCATGGGAAAGCCTTATCATCGTTGAAAAAGCTGGGATCGGTTATGATCCGGATAATTGTTTCATTGGGGCACAGGCTGGCAACCATTTTCTTGAATTCGGTCATGGTTTTCGGGACATCATTAATCCAATATGAAAAATCGTTCCCGGTTTTAATCTTTTCTGATTGGCCATGTGGTTTGGTCCATTTTTCCTGCATGGATTTTTTCAGCGTAATTTCCTGGCCTTCATGGTCAATAACCGCCTCGACAACTGCCTCGACACCACTGATGATATTGTTGTCTTCATCGAGCGGAAGGATTTCATAATCCTGTCGGTTCTCGGCGTCTTTCCCGAACAGGAGCCAGAGAAAAGCGTTTTTGATCGTGCTTTTTCCGGTGCCGTTGTCTCCGTAAATCGATGTTGAATCATTTCCGTTCATCGAAAGATCGAACGATGAAACTCCCTTGAAATTCTTTAATGATAGGCTTCTAAGGCGCATTTTTCACACTCCATTATGTATTTTTTGCATATTCTTTTTTGTGCACAAACCCGCTGCAGACATGCCCGGCGTCAGGGAATTCAAAGCAATCCATCAGACACTCCATGTCAAGCGGGAATTCCCAGGCTGATTTGGCATAAGTATCCTCACTCGGGACACACAGACAGCAATCTTTGCATGATGCTTTCATGTCAATCCTTCCTCATGAAACTTGGGCAAATCCATTGACCGCAATTGGTTTTCACGGCGATTTTTTCTTCTTTTGGCTGGATTTGGGTCAAGGGGCATTTGCTGCAATCAGGTTGCCGATCCAATAGTTTACACAAGGCACCGACCGCAAAGCCTATCAGTAGGAAAAGAGCCATGTATCCGAAAAATTCTGGAGTATATTTCATGATATTACCTCGGCAGCGCCACATTTGATCGCTTCTAAGAGGAAATCTTCCAGGGTGATGAATACTATTTCGGTCCTGCATTCTTGGATTCGTCGGCCGTCGCAACCCTGGCAGAAGGCGGTGCCGATGGTTGTGCAGGTTTGACATTGGGGTTCCATGATGAACCTCCTAGATTGGTTGGTTGCTGGCCGCCGATGCCGATGAACTTGCTGCACGACGCAAGAATCGGTTTCTCTCTTTCGTCTTCGGGATATAACCGCCCGCTTCCCATCGACCCTGCCACGGCCAGCGTTAAAATCAACTACTGAAAAATTGGTCTTTTGGTAATTGGGCGCCCTGCTTTATAACCAAAGCAATTCTCTGCAACGACTTGTCAATGCCGTCGCTAACGCCTATTTGGTAGACTTGTTCGACCAACCCGGTCAGGAGATAAAGCCTGTGGTCATCATCAAGCGGTTTCATTCTTTCCAAAACGGTGTCAAGGAAACTCCCCAATTCGTGACTACATATGTAAGTCGGCGTGAAAGTTTTAAGTTTTTCGTTGATTTTTGGTTCCATCAGTATCTCCTCTTGTCGATTGCTGGCCGGCAGGATTCGAACCTGCATGGAGATTCTTTAACGGGTCATCGGGAAGGGTTCCAACCATGCATTATCTCCTAACATCGCCTAACAGGAATCAGGATGTTTACCCATATCCGTTAAAGTTAGCGCCTACCAATTCCGCCACGGCCAGCATGAAATCATCAGTAATATTCAGCCAAAGACAAAACAACCGCCCTGAAAATATAATCCTTGGCTTGTTGCTCTTTAGGAAGCTCGTGAAATGGAACCATACACGGATGTTCCTTTCTCTCGTGGTCCTTAACGTCACCATAAGACCAGCCGTGTTCCAATTTTTCTTTCATCCAGGCTACATGAGAAGCTTCCGGTCCCAGATCATTTGCAAGGTGTAACAGAACCCCGTTTATTGCACTGCTCCTCTGCCATTCTGGGGCTTCTTCCCATGTAAGTTGAGAGTTATCACCGATAGCTTGGCAGTATGCCCGATTAACTTCGTGAGCTATTTTTGCGATTTCTTCTGTTTTCATTTTTCTCCTCATTACAGATAAGATTGGAGGGCACCGGCCCTTTTGGTGCCCTCCGTGATAGTTTAATGCTCATAGGTAAATTGCCGTCCACGGCCCACAACCGTGCGCAATTCAAGGGCCTGAGAAGGCGGGGGCACAATCATCCCGACCGGGAAAATATCTATCGGCCTGCGGTGCCGCGGGGCTGGCGAAGCCGATAATGTGTACCGGTCAAGGGGATAATGGACACAGACATAAAATCTGCGGTAGTAAAGCATGTACATTATGCCTCCAGGTTGGTTTGAACTGTGATAAAAAAGCTGATGTTGAAACCGATCATAACACAACTAAATATCCTGTCAAGAAAAAAAATAGCTTGACATGAAAATAAATGTATGCGAAAAATAACAGCATGGAAGACAATAAAATAGCAATCGAAATAGGCAACGAAATCAGAACGGTGAGGAAAAGCCTCGGCCTAACATTAAAACAGGCCGGCAAAATAGTCGGTGTCAGCCCGGCTACGTTTTGGAAATATGAACGTGGGGTCGTGATACCTCAGGCCCATATTTACAAGCAGATTGTTAATCTGATACCTCACTAACCATTTCAAACATAGAGGTAACTATGACCGATCTTGAAAGAGCGCAAGAGGCGCTGTATATCCTAAGGGATTTCAACAATATTAAAAACGACACAGATGCCTATCTATGGGACATTATCGAATGGGGACTCGGCGAACGCAGAGAGAGGCCTGTTCCGCAACAATACGGGATGTAAAACAATAGAATGCTGGGGGGGGTGTTGCATGGAAAAGATCGAATCTCCGTGCCTGAACTGCAAGCACCAGGATGGTTGTCACAGGACTGATAGATTTTCAGATTGTCCAGAACGTCTTGATTATCTTCTTAAATCATCCGGCCATGAGCCTCATCACCGGGGGTTTAAACCGGATGTTCCGGGTTTTGAGCCGGCCGATCCGGATTACATTGCCACGGGGCCAAAAATCATACGGCCGTATCATAATAGAAAGGCAAAGATGGAAACAGATAAGAAATCTGTGTTTGATGAACTTAAGGAAGTTGAAGAACTGGCTAAAAATACACCTCCAGAAAAATCAACAATTCATAAATACGAACTTGGGGATTATAATGGGTACATCTTTGAGGACGGTTCTACCCTACCGAAAACGAAAAAGTGTGCGGAATGCAATATTATAGCATCAGATGAAACCGAAATAGAGCGCTTCTTTAATAAGCATGCCAGGACAAAGGATGGTTATGCCAATATATGCAAGCTCTGCCATGGTAAAAAAATAAGAACGTCCCGGATGTCAAAAAAGAATAAACCGGAAAATAAAAAATCATCAAAAACTTTGGCGACAACCGGACTTGTAGCATCATCTATTTATCGTGAATGCAAAATATGTTCTCGCTTCGCAACCTCTGAAGCCGAAATTGATGAAATATTTTCGAAAAATCCATTATCTAAAGATGGTTATCATAAGATCTGTAAAGTATGCCATGGTAAAAATGTCAAAAAGGGTATGAAATCTAAAAAGAAAACAAAAGAAACCATAGTGTATAAAGAACAAGAAGACATTGTTAATATACAGACAAAAACCTGCTCGGATTGCGGTAAGGTATACAAAGGCGCTGAGGTTATTTTAAAGAATTTCTCTCCGCACAACACCACCGCCGATGGACTATTCAAGTACTGCAAGGCCTGCAACAAAATCCGGCTGAAAAAATCAATCCATAAGGCAAATAATGAAAACTGTGTCATGGTGGATTTCTCAGAAAACATGGATTTGTTAGATAATCTGCGTGAAATGGCCGCCGCTGCTTTCCGGTCACCGGAGCAGCAGGTTCTTTATTTGATATCGAATCAAAGAAAGGCAAACTGAATGGATCAGAAATGGCTTGATGAAATACTGGATGATAGAATCGGCAAAATCAGAAAGGTTTTATCAAAGAAAGCCAGTGAATATTCATCAGGAAATGACAGGCTTCACAATTTCAAACGTGCCGCAGCTCTGAATTGCGAAACACCTGAAAAAGCATTGGCCGGCATGCTCACAAAACACATTGTTTCAATCTATGACATGATAGACGACCTTGATTCCAAGTCATGCCCAGACTATCAAATTTGGGACGAAAAATTAGGGGATGCTATAAATTATTGCATTCTTCTTGAAGCGCTTATTGTTGAGCGTACATCGTTCATCCGTCGAGCAGCCGTGTTTGATGATATTTAGAATTGACAGTAATTTGGGATTGTGGTTTAGTTTGGATGCTATGTATGTAATGGACAATAAAAACTTTAATAAATTAAGAGGCTCATGGAGCCGGCCGGTATTGTCCATTGTGACCATACATAGCGCGGTCGGTTTCATGGGCCTTTTAAGTTATTAAGGCCTTTCCCGAATGTATCGCGGTTATATAGCCCTATGGCGAAAAATAGAGGACCACCCGTTTTATAAAGAGCCGCGGGTTTTTTCAAAGTATGAAGCCTGGATCGATATCCTAAAGGAAGCCCAACATAATGAGGATCATCAAGAGGTTGTTTTCGGGATGAATGTTTTAATTTGTCATTACGGAGAATGTCTAAAATCTAATGTGACTTGGGCTAAAAAATGGCGCTGGTCAGAGCACAAAGTTAGAAGGTTTCTGAAACTCTTAGAAAAAATGGGCCAAATCCGTCGAGAAAACGTCGGTATTACGTCGAGGATAACTGTAATAAATTATGAGAGTTACGACCCAAGGCGTCGATCATCCGTCGATCATCCGTCGAGCAGCCGTCGAGGGTCTGTCGAGGGTCCGTCGACAGACAATAATGATAATAATGAAAAGAATGTATTAAATACCCCCCTACCCCCCAAAGGGGGCAATGTGTCTATTTTAAAATCCTACCCATATCCAGAATGGTTAAATATGGAATTATGGTCAGATTTTCATAAAATGAGAACAAGGATCAAAAAGCCGATTACGTCTAAGAGGACAATAGATGGCTTGTTGAAAAAATTGGAAGATATTATCAAGTCTGGTTATAATCAAAATGAAATTATCCAAAAATCTATAGATCATTGCTGGCAATCATTTTACGAGCCAAAGGGGTTAAAAAATGCAAAAGGGATTATCGGACGTGATGGGGAAATTGAAACAACAAATATCGGAATCGGAGGGAATTCCTCAAAATATGACGGAATCGATCAAAAAATTATTGATTGCCAATAAATACGATGAGGCATTTTTAATTTATAGGCGAGAAATGTCTTTTGGAGATACGGACAAACAAAGATTTATTGACTTGGTTAAACAATACCCACCTGAAATATTATGTGATAAATGCGGATCACTGAGGCCAGTATTATTCCAGGAACATGATAATTATACACCATGGCATATTGCACAATGCCATTCTTGCGCCCGCCCTCAATTTGAAATCAAATTGAAAAAAGAGGCCTGTTATATATTAAGTGCAAGAGGTCTCGACCATATTTTCAAGGATGCAAAATTATCAGATTTTGATAATTCTATTATCAGATCTATACCAACTGATTCAGGAGCATATATTTGGGGCCCATGTGGTACTGGTAAGACTCATCTTTTAAGTTCAATAATGATTGATAAAGCCATTAAGAATGCAATTTATGTTGACGATTATAATGAACTTCGTCTTGCCAAACCGGAAGAATATCCACTGATGACGTCTATTAACGAAATTTTGATAAATATAAGAAGAACTTATGATAAAAATTCAGAATATAACGAGGCCAGAATTATCGATAAAATTACTGAACCAAGTTTTGTTTTTCTTGATGATATAGGGACTGAAAAACCAACTGATTGGGCGCTACAAACAATTTTTACTATCATAGATAGAAGATATCGTGACGGACTAGTGACATTTTTTTCCAGTAATATATCGATTGGGGACTTATCTAAAAAACTTGGTGACAGAATAGCATCACGGATAGCTGGAATGTGTTCAATTATAAAACTTACAGGAAAAGACCGTCGCATAAAAAATAAATAGAAAATTCTCGAGGGAAAATACCATGAATGACAAACAACGTGACCGGGCAGAGCACATTTTTAAATTCATGGAGTACGATCAGCTCACAGACAGTCAGCATGATCTGGTTTTGAAATTCGAAACGCAGTTTGAGAGCAAGGGTTGGTTATCGGATCGTCAAATGGAGATACTGGAGGATATTTTTAAGCAGGCTGCTGAGGCGGCATAGCGGTTGGTGGTTTAATTCAATCAGATAGCGAGGTAATCCATGAAAAAAAATGAATCTATCGAGAAAATAATCGAAATCAAAAAGAAATTAAATGACATTGGCCCATTCAAAGGCCGTGCTGTCATGTTGAAAGACATAAAGACACGGCTGTTTTCGTTACAAAGATATTCTGTTCCAGATGATGATCCTGTGATTGACAAATTATACCAGGCAACGGTTAAAGATTTTAAAACTGCTGAAAGGATTTTAACGGAAAAACAGCAAGAACAGTCGACGCTATTATGAAAGTTGAATTTTTCGTCCCAGGCATCCCAGCCACTGCCGGCAGCAAGAACGCATACAGGACCAAAACCGGCAAAATCGTGATGGCTCCGGCAAACAAGAGACAAAAGCCATGGATGAGTCATGTAGCCAATTGTGCGTCAGAGCATTACACAAAACAAATCATATTTGGGGCCGCAGCGCTCGAAATTCTGTTTATTCTGCCTCGACCCATATCTCACTATGGGACAGGTAAAAATCGTTCGAAATTGAAGCTCTCAGCGCCACGGTACCCAATCACAAAACCGGATCTGACAAAATTACTTAGGGCCGCTGAAGATGCTCTCAAGGGGATACTGTGGCGTGATGATAGCCAAGTCGTGCAACAATCCGTTAGAAAAGAGTATGTTAGCGATAGATATCCAAACCCGGGGGCAATTATTGTTGTTGAAGAAAAATTATGATCCGCACGGTCCATCAGGGTATGCTATTTCGGCGTCTGGCAGTTTCGCGCATTCAGGACACAACAAAATAATATTCTTGCAAATTCCATCGTCTAACATCACTTTTTCAGTTGCCGGCAGGAGGTTGCAATGATGGCACAGTAACAACCCGATGCGGCCTATGTGGTTGTGTTTCCTGATCATTGTGGATCTCCGGTTATGTCATGGGTGCGAATATTGACATTGCGGACACAGCCCAAAAGGTTCATCAACGCATTCTGTGCAAAATACTTTATTGCATCCATCACACGTATTGCCCTCATTTAAATCAAACCATTCTCCGCAATCGCACATGCAGGGCATGTCCATTGCTGCGATGTCTTCGGGATCAATTGCTGCTTTCTTTTTGTAATTTTTCATAATTTCGTCCTCCCGTTGATTGTTTTCAGTTGCAAATATACAAAGCATTATCTGTGCCAATATATCAATTACAACGATTACAGCAAGTTACGTAAAAAACAGCACCAAAATTATATGACTTTTTTTGGCAAACTTTGCATAATGCAATTGGACAAATAATGCAGTGTTAAAAGTACGTTACGGAGATATTAACGCTAATTAAACGTTGTTATATGACGAAAAACGTCAAAAAGCATGAAAAATCTCAGTTGTAAAATAAAGCTTGACAAGCCATTTTTTCTGCGTTTAATATTATCAACAGCAACGGCCTGCGGGTAGTACGTAGGTCAGCAAGCGCACAACAAATGCCCGTGGCTGTAGTTATAGTCAACGGGCATTATTTTTTTTATGTAACTCAGAGTGCGGAGCTATCGTGACTGACGAAAATAAAAAACATCCCACCAGACGGATTGGCCGCCCCACAAAGTACAAAAAACGTTATTGCAGGGATATTATCGAGTTTTTCGATGTCGCTGCTGTCGTTGAACGTACAAAAACGATAACTACGAAAAACGGCAGCGTCATTGAGGAACCGGTTTATTTGCCGTGCATTTTACCCACTGTTGTTGGATTTGCAAGGAAGTTGGGGGTTTGCAGAGATACATTGCACGAGTGGGCATCAAAACATAAAGATTTTTCCGACGCTTTTAAACGTGCGAAGGAGCTACAGGAGGAGATTTGGAGCCAGAATAGCTTGCAAGGCCTCTACAATCCACGGTTTTCAGAGTTCTTCGGTATCAACATTATGGGGTGGAACAAGCGGGAGATTATCGAACAACATCATAGCGGCGAAGTAAAACATACGCACGATTTAAGCGACGACCTCAAAACTGTGCTAAGCGATGTTTACGACACGCAGACAGGCTCATGATTTTTATGCAGATTTTTTGCGGCAGGCTGAAAAAACGGAGCAGGTCGAACCGGCCCTGGCCGAACTCGGGCGCCGGGATCTGTTTTTTTTGCTCGTTTATTTGTGTTGGCGTAAAGACATTGACAGGGATTGGCTCTTTGAACGCTGCATGGAAGTCAGGCAAAATCCAAACGGGCATTTAGATCTATGGGCCAGGGAGCATTACAAATCAACGATTATCACATTCGGGCTGACAATTCAGGACGTATTGAACGACCCGGAAATAACGATCGGCATATTCTCAATCACCCGTCCAGGCGCCAAGAAATTTCTCTATCAAATCCGCGAAGAACTGAGCACAAACCAAAAGCTGATACAACTGTATCCGGATATTTTATGGGCAAACCCGGGCAAGGAAGCCCCAAAATGGAGCCTCGACGAGGGGATCATAGTCAAACGCAAGGGCAATCCGAAAGAGGGCACGATAGAGGCGCACGGCCTTGTGGACGGCATGCCTACTGGCCGTCATTTCAAAATCAGAGTCTACGACGATGTGATCGACGAGGCCAACGTAACCAATCCGGACATGATCAAAAAGGCAACCAAGTCATGGGAGCTGTCCCTCAACCTGGGGTCAGCGCAGCCTTGCCGGATGTATTCGGAAATGAATATCGAGCGATATGCTGGGACTCGTTATCATTACAACGATTGTTACGCGGAGATTATGCGCCGGAATGCCGCAACAAAGCGTATCTATCCTGGTACAGTCGATGGCACACCGGAAGGAGAGCCTGTCCTGTGGACGCGGGAGTTCATGGCGACCAAGCGGCGCACCATGGGCTCATATGTTTTTGCATGCCAAATATTACAAGACCCGAAGGCTGACGAAGTGCAAGGATTTAAACAAGATTGGATCAAAACCTATAAGCGCATTGACCCGGATGCGCTTAATTTGTATCTGCTTTGCGATCCTGCCGGCGAGAAGAAAAAATCAAACGATTACACAGTGCAACTTATTATCGGCCTTGGATCTGATCAAAATTATTATCTGGTTGCCGGTATCCGTGATAGATTAAACCTGTCTGAGCGCACGAAAAAGCTATTCCAATTCCATCGGAAATATCGTCCGATAAATGTCGGTTACGAAAAATATGGCAAGGATTCTGACATAGAGCATATCGAGGACAAGCAGGAGATTCTCAATTATCGTTTTAACGTTGAGGCCCTGGGTGGGTCAACGCCAAAGCTGGATAGAATTAGGAAATTGATACCACTGTTTGAGGCGGGACGGTTTTATCTTCCTGAAAAGCTAATGTTTTTGGACAACGAGGGGAAACAGCGCGATTTGATCAAAGAATTCATCAATGAGGAGTTCGACGCGTTTCCGGTTGCCGTGCATGATGATATTTTAGATTGCATGGCCCGTATCGTTGATGATAAGCTCGGGGCTGAATTTCCGCTCGGGGGGATGGATTTGAAGGACATTAATCTGACTGACATCGAGATTTCCCAGCTCCCGGGCAACTCAGGATTCATAGGGGATATGGTTTGACTGCATGAAACCAAGAATCAAAAACACATTAAAGCGCCCTATTCGACGCATGCTTGTCATTCTCCTCTATGAGGGAAACCAAAGCAGTGTCGCTGTCTGGGTTTCAACCAAAAAGATTCACGACAGGGCCTTTTTGATTCTTGATAGACGCATAATGACAACGGGATATTTGTAAAATGATAGACGAAATCGTAAACCAATTCATTGAACGATGCGCAGAGACAAAGGAAGCTTGTATCATCGATGCGATGGCAAGGGGAATTGACCTCCATGTGATGAAGATCGATGAGATTGTAACCACTGAGTTGACTGAGGACAATTGCGTGAAATTTAATTTTCGCTGTAAAGTTTCGAGGATATAAGCCGTGAAAATACCCATCCAACATCCAGCACACCCGAAGATCATCAACCTTGTGCGCAATTGCCGTAAGCTCTCTTACGATTACATGGCTCAGCGGTATAATGGCTGGAACAAATCGGAAAAGATGGACCGGGCGTTTATTGATGTGACCGAGAAGGACACCAAGGGCCGGAAGATGAACCCTTTTGAACGTCAGGTTTATATCCCCATGAGCCGGGCTATCCTCGATACCCTGGTAACATACTGGATGGCTGTGATCTGCGGGAAACGTCCCATATTCAAAATCAACGGTCGCGGAGGAGAGGACCAGGCGCCGGCCAAGCGGATGGAGATCATCGTTGATTATCAGGTCGAGCGACAGCGTGGCATGCTGGCTATCTATTCGTTTCTGCGCGATTTAGGCAAGTACGGCCTATCCTCGATCAAAAACATATTCTGCCGGGACTATCAAAACGTTTTCACCAATGAGCCGCGGATAGTTCAATTCCCGTTTCCACACACAGTCAACGAGCGCGTACAAAAGACAATCATGTCATATGAGGGTCCGCAGCTGTCCAACACAGATATCTATTCGTTTTTCCCCGACCCCCGCAAACCCATGGGCAAGATGCAATCAGGTCAGTTCGTGGGATATGAGTACACACGGAGTCGCTACGAGCTGCTCAAGCAGCAAAGCAAGGGCGTTTATTACAATATCGACGCGCTCAAAACTGAGGAAGGGCACAGCGTCAACAACTCGGATTCTACGAGCGACAATGACAACCGAAACAGGATCCAGGGCATAGCAACGACCGACATGCTCAATGTTGACGATAAAAACCCAACATACAGGCTCAAAGAGTTTTACATCGAAATCATTCCAAGCGATTACGGCCTTGACAGCATTGAAGGATTCGAGGAGAGTGCAAGCACTCCCCAGATATGGGTTTTCGTAACGGTCAACGATAGAGTCGTGATCCGTGCCGACAAGATGGCCTATGCTCATGGAAAGTTCCCAAACAACAGCGCCGAGTTTGACTATGACGGCCAGAGCCTGTTTAACCAATCGTTTTATGAGTCGGTCGAGGGCCTGCAGGATCTGATGAACTGGCTCTACAACAGCCGCATGAGCAATGTCCGGGCCTGGTTGATGAACCGGGCTGTAATCGATCCGTCAGCCATTAATGAGCGCGATCTGACGCACCCGAATGCGGCCGGCCTGATCAGACTCAAGAAGCAGTTGTGGCAGAAAGGTGCACCGTTGAGCAGTGTATTCCAACAGCTTGAGGTCAGAGACGTCACACGGTCACACATCAATGATGCCGAAATGATAGGCGATGTCATGCAGCGCCGGCACCATACGCCTGACAGCCTCCAGGGTGTTGAGACCAAAATCAAGCGGACTGCCACGGAAATCGGCGAGATGCACAACTCTGGTGCCAATCATCTGCAGGTTCAGGCTCAGATTATTTATGCCCAGGCATTCGTTGAAATGGCTGAAATGATGGTGCAAAATAACCAACAGTTTCTATCCGAGGAGCGCTATTTTAGGATACTGGGCGATTACAATAAAAAGTTGATCCAGCCCGACCCGAATTACGTAGGGGCCAATGCTATCAAGGCCGGACCTGATGATATCCAGGGGTTCTTTGATTTCCCGATCGACGATGGCACGATGCCGACGCGCCCACAAGATTTTGCCGATATCTGGCGAGAAATATTTCAGACTGTTGGGACCAACCCGATATTGCAGCAACGATATGACGTTGATTGGATTTTCAGGCAACTGTGCGAGGCGCTGAATGTCAAGAACATCGACGATGCCATTATCCAACAGGCCGGTCCTATGAATTTTAATGTTATTCCGGATGAGCAGGCGGCTGCAATGCAGCAGACCGGTGATGTTATCCCGATTAACATGCTGGGAAGGTGATTGATTGAAAGAAATAACGCCTCAACGTAAAAAGACGATTATCTCAAGCGGCCTGAAGCATCCGTTTTGGACCAAGATACTCAAACCTTACCTGGAGCAGGAAGCCGCTGAGAATCATGCGGCGCTGAGGACATGCGCCAAAGAGGACATCGAGGTTGTGCGCCTGAGTATCGATTACCTTGAAGCGTTGATGGCGTATCCTCAAGAACAGCTTGACATGGCGCTGACTGACATAGAACTGGAGCGCCGATCCGGGGGTAACGACAATGAGCAAGATTGACCCTAACAAAGTCAAAGAGACAGAGGCTATCATGACATATCTCAGGAACCTTGAACAGCGCATTGAAGCTCTGGAACGCGCTATCAATTCGCCTGAGATAGTTACGCAGGAAGACATTAATAAGCTATCCACATAAACCAACAAAGGAAAGAGGTTCAAAATGAATGAAATGGAATTGCCGAAGTATCGAAGCCACAAAGAAGTATGGGCGCTGAAGATTTCTGGGGTAAAAAAAGACTGTGACTTGGCCGCAAAAGATGGCCGGGAGACCGATGGGAGCGCAACGCTCGTCTTTGAGGACAGCCGATATGCCCCCATGAAAGTGCCGCATGATTATGTGCGCAAGCACGATCCAAAACCAGGTGGGTATTATGTCGTTTACAAGGACGGTTACAAATCGTGGTCTCCTTCCGAAGCGTTCGAATCGGGCTATACCAAAATCAGCGGATAGCCAGTCAATCGAGCGTGTAGGTTGAACAATAAAACAATTGCCGGGGGGATTTTAATCATGAAGAAAACGATCATCACAGCTTTCATCGTTCTGTTTGTCATGCTCTTTGTATCATGCTACCAATCCGAAACAACGGGAGAAGCCAAAGGCATCGGTGATGGCCTTGCGGAAAAGTATCTATCTCCTAACGAGCTGGAGAAATTTAAAGAAACTGATGTAAGAATCGCCCTTGTGTGGCTTCTTGCAGCCATGGACAAAAGAGTAGAACAACTGCAAACCAGAATTAACATGTTTGAGTCATGCGGCCATGGTTATTTTGACCCTACCATCCGAGACGATATAACACTTTGTAGGAGCATAGACGCTACCACATTTTGCAGCAAGCTTGATATCCGGCCAAACTCATTGAGTAGCCGGTAAAACAATAAGCGGCCGAACACCTAATCGGTAGAAGCCGCAAGACAATTCGGGCGCTGTTTAAAGGGCAGGCCAACCCAGCAAACAGTTAAGCATTTGAGGGAGAAGTGGAGACTCCACACCGGGAAACCGGTTCCACTTCTCCCTTTTTTGTTGCCCCGAACGTCAAGCGGCCAAACGCCAAACAAAGGCAGTAGCCAAAGGAGAAAAATAGATGGAACCAGAAAAAACCGAACTTCAATTAAAAACCGAAACCGAAGACCAACAGACTTTGGCCGATTTGAACAAGTCGCAAGACGTTGAAATCGAGGCGATGTATGTCGATGAGCCTCCACCCGCAAGCCAATCCGAGGGTAAGAGTCAGCAGCAGGAGCAGGAAAAGAAACCCCAGGAGTCTGAAACAAAGACCGACCAGGACAAGAAAACTGCTGCAGATGATAAATCCAAAGAAGCTGAAAAGGTGCCAGATGCAAACAAGACGGAAACCGGTAAGGCCGATACCAAATCCGAAAAGGAGCCCGGTAAAGCCGATGCCGACGCCTCAACACAAACCGCCGAAACCGAGAAAGAAGGAGAGAAGGCGCAAGAGCCCGTATATGCCGACCCTGAAGCCGTGTTCAAGGTTGTTACTCCATCCGGCGCCAAGGATGTCCCTATCAAGGACATGGCAACCACCTATCAGCAATTTGAGAGTCTGCAGCGACAGCACCTGCATTACAAGCCGGTGTTTGAATTCGTTAAAAAAGAGCAGGTCCCAAATGACTTGGTTCTGCCGTTCCTGCTGTATGGGTACGATGCATATCGCCGCGATGTAAAAGAGGGTCGCGTTCTGGGCCAGGATCAAGCTCAACATCCGAGCAATCAGGTTGCCGGTCCTTTTCAGGATGAGAAACAAGCGAAATATTTCGAAGACCGTGATCCTGAGATGTTCGCCATCATTCAAAACCTGCACAAGGCGAACATGGACCTGCGGGGCAACTTAGAAAGGCTGTCATCAAGCCATACCGCCTTCAGGCGTCCTTCAAATGAAAGCAGGTCCGAATCAGAACCGGATGCCTATGCCAGACAAGAACTGACATCGCAGTTCAACAAAAAAGTTCTTGATTGGTCTGCGGAGCATTCGGACTATTTCAAGCCTGATAAGGATGGCAACAGCCAATCGCTTGACGCCTTCAAGCTCTATATCGCCAATAATTTCCCACACTGGAGAGTGTCGGAGCTGTCTCCCGAGCGGCTTTCAATCGCTTTTTCCGGGTTCGACGAAAAGTATTACACCAGCGTTTTGCACGAACGTGCGAAGTCCAAAGAAAAGCAACTGCGCGAACAGGACCGCAAGACATTTGCGGAAACAAGCCAGACGCGCAGCGCTCCCGTAAAGCTTGGCGAACAGGAGCAGGAAATATCGGACATGTACGCCGAGGCATAGGCCGGTTTGTTGATCTCGATGTAACAAGGAGATCATAAAATGCCTGTTATTCTTGGATTAAGAGACGTTGCCGATTATTCGAGCAATGAGCGTCCTAAAAGTTGGCGTGGTGTTATTCAGCGGGAAATGCCCCAGGTGGCCCCTCTGAATGTCATGCTGGCCGGTGTGAAAAAAGAAGCCGTTGACGATCCCGAATTCAACTGGTTCGACAAGGGCATTCAGACGCGTCACACCGCCATTAACTATTCAACCGGTTACGATTCAACCGCAACCACGATCACCGTTGATGCCGCGAAATATTTTCGTGCCGGTGATCTGATCAAAAACGTTTCAACCGATGAGGTTATGCGCGTCACGGCAGACCCGACCGCCTCAACCACATTGATTATTGCCCGTGGCTGGGGATCGACAGCCGCCGCCCTGACTGACAATGACGTGCTGTTCTGCGTCGGCGCGGCCATCGCGGAAGGTGCGGATGTCCGCAGCGGTCTGTACATCGATCCGACCAAGCGTTACAACTATACGCAGATCTTCCGGCATCCGTTGAGCCTGACCAACACCGGTAAGGCTGTCAAAATGCGCACAGGGGCGCCGTACCAGGAAATGAAACGGGACGCCTTTGAGCAGCATGTCATGGATATGGAAAGAGCGTTTTTCTTTGGCGTCCGCTATGAGGACACAACCGGAGATGAGCCCAAACGTTCAACCGGAGGATTGGTCCAGTACATCACGACCAATGTGACGACTGTTTCTGGTGGAACTTTGACACATGCCGCGTGGTCTTCGTTCCTGAAAACACTTTTCACATACGGCAGTAACGAAAAAATTGTCTTCTGCGGCAATCAGTTCTTGTCCGTCATGGAACAAATGTCGGAGTTCAGGGGCCAATTCAACCTGATGAAGGACACCGATGTCTATGGAATCCAGCTGAAAAAATGGCAAACAACGTTCGGAACCGTGTATTTCAAACTGCATCCTCTGTTCAATGAGGTTACGGTGCATAGCAAGATGGCCGTTTTCGTTGAACCAAAGCGTTTGATTTACAAGTACCTGGCCGGCAATGGTGTCAACCGGGATACCAAACTGCTCAAGGACCGTCAGTCACCGGGGCAAGACCGGACCGTTGATGAGTTCCTGACAGAGTGCGGGTTGGAAGTTCACAACGAGCGCACCATGGGCATCCTGAAAAACGTCAACGCATTCAGCACAACCTCTTAACCGGTGTCCTGCCATGCGGCAGGCTTTAACCAATCCCCCAGAGCAAGCCCGGCAGTGGCATAAAACCCTGCCGGGCGCAACAACGAAGGAAGGCAATCAATGAACGAAACAAACTATTACCACAAAATCAAGGTCATGAAGCCCGTGGATGCTGTCAAATGGGCTGAGGAAAACCCTGATATTGTTGAAGGGTTGGACGAAAACTCGGCGGCCATGCTCAGAAAGAAGCTGATCAAGCAAGATGTTGAGCCCCATATCGGATCGAAGCCGCCTGAAACCGATCTGCCCGGAAGCAAGCCACCTGCCGATGGCGACCAAGCAAAACCTGCACCCGAGTATGTCGGCCACAAGCTTTCAAGATTCATTTGCAACAAGTTCCCCAACAAATGGATTTTGGTCGGCAACAAAGAAATTCGCTTCAAAAATGGCGAGTTCAAGACCGATGACCCCCAGCTCATTGAGGCAATCTGTAATGAGCCGGACTTCGGCCTGTGGATTCTGGCCGATGACCCCGAATTGCGCAAGCGCTACCGGAGGCGGCGTTAATGCAGACAGTCAGAGAACCTAAAACCATTGTCGTTCTGGGGATGCATCGCAGTGCCACGAGCCTGATGGCTAAGGGCCTGAACGATGCCGGCGTCAATATGGGTGAGCACCTGCTTGGAAAGCACGAATCAAACCCCTGGGGGCATTTCGAAGATATTGAGTTCATGCAGCTCAATGAAGCTATTTTGAAAGCTGCCGGGGGAAGCTGGGATAGGCCGCCAAGTGAGGAACAGATACTTTTGCAGCGCCAGGCATTTGACGAGAGGATTCATGCTCTGGTCAAAGCAAATGACGCCAATGTCGACCCGGACTATCCGCTTTGGGGGTGGAAAGATCCGCGCACGACTTTAACCATCAAGCTTTACCTGCCGCATTTGACAAACCCTTATTTTTTCTTCTGTTTTACGCACCCGGTCAAGGTCGGAATCAGTCTTCACGAACGAGACGGAACCGATATTGAATGGGGTGCCGCGCTGGCCAGGGAGTACAACAGAAGGCTGTTAAACTTCATCGAGGAATTTAACGCATGATCCGCACCAAGCCATGGAATTTAGAGGATATGGAAACGCCTCAGTTCCAGGCCGTAAACAACCTGTTCAATAAATTTTTCGGTCCCGGCTGGCCGCAGGTTCCGCTTCGCCGCTGGGAGTATGTCGCGGCTGTAATTTTCACCGGGGTATTGGTCAATAACCGAGCGTATCGGGTTCTTGAAGCCGGATCCGGTTGTTCGGTGTTCACACCGTTTCTGGCCTTGAACGGATTCCATGTGGATTCGTTCGATATGGGAAACAAGGATCAGCGCGTTGAAAGAAATATCCGCTACAAAATAAACGATCTGGTGACAGAGCACAATATGGATCTAAGGGATATCAAGTTCCCTAACAACCATTTTGAGTTTGTTTTTTGCATTTCAGCTATTGAGCATGTAAACGCCGGCAGGTTCGCTACCGATCCGGATGCAGGCGACACGGGCGATGATAAAGCCATGATAGAACTCGCCAGGGTCCTGAAGCCGGGCGGCATTATGTATCTGACCACGGATTACGCTGGACGATATTACCCGCCGCCCGGTCTTTGGGATACCGGAAGCCATAGGATTTATGACAAGCGCCGAATTGTCGAGCTGGTTGATTCTGTCGGGCTTAAATTCCTTGGAGAAACGCAATTTGATATGGATTGGTCGAAACTCAATAGCCTGGAGCCGGCAGGCTATGATTACACAACCTTTGCGATAACGCTGACAAAATAATGAAAATCTGCCTCATAAATCTTCCAAATCCAGCCCTGGCCGAGCCGTGGTCAAATTTCCCGCTCGGCCTCGGCTATGTTGCCGCCGCAATTGAGCGCCGGGGTTACGACATTCAGGTGCTGGATTGGTGCGAAGGATTTTCAGGCGGTATCCCGCAGGCCGATATTTATGGTATGCAGATCACAGCTCCCCATGTAAGCATCGCCAGAACCCTGGCCGAAAATATTAAAAAGATCAACCCCAGGGCGGTTGTTGTCGCAGGTGGCCCACAGATGATTGTCGATCGTGACCGCTTTTTATCAGATCCTAACTTTGATTCCGTTGTTGTCGAAGAAGCGGAGTTCTCATTTTATGAGCTGGTCAGGCATTACGAGCTTTATGGACAAGTTGAGCGTATCTATTGGAATCCACCGGTTAAGCTGCTTGATGATGTTCAATTCCCGGCAAGACATTTGTTCCCCGGGTTTAAAGAAAACGCCCTGAGAACTCACCAGCTATTAAAAGGGGATTACACAGAGGGCGGCCAGACAACGATTATCGCAACCCGCGGTTGCCCCTATTCGTGTTCGTTCTGTGCTCCTCATTCGCGCAAGCTTCGCTACAGGAGCCCCGAAAACGTTATCGCCGAGATCAGATCAATCATTGATCAGTTCGGAATCTATCAATTCAAATGGCAGGATGATACATTCACAGTGAATAGAAAGTGGGTGCTGGAGCTCTGCCAGCTCATCAGAAAGCAGCTTCCAAAGACATACCACAGGGCACACACCAGGGTAAATGTGTTTGACGATGATATGGCGGCCGCCATGTATTCGGCCGGCTTCAGGGTTCTGTGCTTTGGCATAGAGAGCTTTTCCCAGCGCCTGCTGGATAACAATACCAAGGCAATCACAATTGATCAGGTCGAAGCAGCGTTGTCCATAGCCAGAAAGTATGGATTCAAGACCATCGGCTTTCTTATTTTCGGCATGCCGGGGGAGGACCGTGAAAGCGTTGAGGAAACAAAATCCGGCATCCTGCGCAACAAACAGAATTTGGATTATCTGAACCTTGCAACCATGGTGCCGCTGCCGGGTACACCGATTGCCAAGAACCCTGATCGATTCGGCTGCGAAATACTTGATCATGATCCTGGAAGAGCCTGGATCGTAAACCATGATTCAAACAACGACATTTTCATTAAAACCAAAGGGGTTAGCATCGAAGAGATGCAACGCCTGAAAGTTGAAATGTACCAATTCCTGCGGGATGAAGGATATTCAAGGCCGGAATGGAAAAATTAAAATACAGCATACTTGTTTGCGCCTACTGCAATGTTGATCAGTTCAATAGGTTTCTAATGACGGCATGCTCACAGGATTTTGATGATTATGAAGTCGTTGTCTTAGACAACGCCACGCCGAATAATGACATCATGCTCTCATGTGATACCGCAAGATCCTGGCTCGGAATCGATAACTTAACTTATATCAGGTTGTCAAAAGCAGCAAAGCGTTGCAAAAACATCGCCCAGGGAATTAATATCGCGGCCGTCCGCGCCAGGGGTGAGCGTTTTGTTATTGTAGCCGATTCAAATGTGTTGCTCTCTGATAACCTGCTCAGCGGAATTGATAAACACAACGGCAGGGAAGTTGTCATTTCAGGCGCCGGAACGGATATCAAGATCAGTCCGGACGGCAATATCAATACGGAATACGCCGCCAGCGACCCGACAATGATAGAGCGTGAGAACGCCAGGCTTTTAAAAAGAATGGGCTGGCCCGATGATCCGTTGAAATTGAAGCTGATTCCTGACACGTACCGCGTACCTGATCCACACAATCAATTTGATGTTTATGTAATCAGCCTGCATAGATCGCAGTTCAGCGAATACGATGAAGCGTTTGCTCATTGGGGGCCGTATCACGCCCACTATGTAAAAAACAAATGCATGGAATACGGGCACCGCAGGCTAAAGAATGTAAGAATAATCCACCAATACCACAGGGTCTGGAAGGATGAATAACAGTCTTAAGAACAGATTGAACATAACGCCTCTTGTTTCGATCATTATACCGGTTATTCGACCGGAAAACATGCCGTTTATGGTCAAGACGATACAAAAGCAAGCCCAGGTCCACGAAGCCGTTTATGAGATCCTAACCGCTGAGGATAAGGATAGAATCGGGTGCCCCAAGATGGTCAAGGCCCTTACGGATCAGTCCAGAGGATCAATGGTTATGTTCCTTGGTGACGACTGCATCCCCTGGAAAGGCTTTTTAAAATACGCCATAGAGGCCATGGATACCTTGCCGGACCGCTGGGGGCTTGTCGGGTTAAACGATATGCACCATGACGGCAACAAGCTGGCTACTCATTGGATGGCTCACAAGCGGCTTTTAAAGCCCCTGGGCGGCGAGTTCTTTCATACTGGCTATGTGCATTGTTTCAGCGACCAGGAGCTTAACCACAGGGCCAAGGAGCTTGGCCGGTACGTGTGGGCTGAAAAGGCCAAGATCAAACATCGTAATCCGATCATAGACAAAAACTATAAGCTTGATGATGATTACAGGCGTGTCTATGCACCCGAAATCTACGAAGCGGACAAACAACTTTTCTTAAAAAGACAGGCATCCGGCTGGACTTATAAAAAGCCGATCGACATAAAACCAGGGCATGAACGCAAATTAGTGGCAATCGGTCTTCCGCTTTATGGGCCAAAACCAAGGTTTGAAAAATTCGAAAAATGCCTTCACGAAATGCGTCAATACAGCCTCGCCCATGGGATAGGCACTGTACTTATAAAAAATCACGGCTCAATCGTCCATCATAGCCGGAATAAAATAATCGATATGGTCAGGCGTGAGTATCCAAAATGTGAACATCTGTTCATGGTGGACGATGATATGACATTCCCACCGGATACGCTGGTGAAACTTCTCTCGCATGAAAAAGAGTTCGTTTGCTGCAATGCCTACCGCAAAGTCACGCCTTATGCCCCGATTGCTCAGATTTGGAATATCGAAACCGAGGGGTTTAATACCATCCATGTTGATCCGGCAAAGGGCAAGATCAGGCGTATCTCAACAATAGGCACAGGTGTTGTCCTGATCAATATGCAGGTTTTCAACAAGATCCCTTTCCCCTGGTTCGAATTCGCCTATGCACCTGATGATAATAAAGAAAACAAGCATCTGATTGAAGGCATGGTCCTAATCGGCGAGGACATGAATTTTTGTTTTAAAACGGCTGATGCCGGGGTACCGCTGTATTGTGATTTTTCAATAGAAGTCGGTCACATCCTTGCCTATGAAAACGGTAAGGAAAAAATCATTAACTGGAAAACACACGAGGAAGCATGGCAGAAACTCGACAAACAATTAGGGAAAGAGTCCAGGCCTTTGTCGGCACAGCGATAAACGCAACGCTGAACGAAGCCATCAAAAAGGCCCACAAAGAGCTGCAGCGCAAGCACAGCTATCGCTTCATGGAAACATCGAGCACTATCAGTGTTTCCGAGGGCGATACAACGTTTACCCTGCCGAGCGATTTTAAAGAAATCGTTAACCCGGAAATGAGCGATAACGAAGGGACAGGCTATGTGCGCATGCGCGGCGTTATCAAAGCCGGCATAGATTCAAGAGATACGAGCGAAGAAGGTAGGCCGCTTTTGTTTAGAATCTGGGCCGGGACAGGCTATCTGTATGCTCAGGCCGACCAAGATTACACGTTTAATCTTGAATACATCCGGTGGATTACAGAGCCGTCCGATAATGAATACACAAGCGACGATAATGCCCAGAGCTTTATCGACGAATGCTATGATTTCCATGAATACAAGGCCTTGGCCGCAGGTTACAGGCGTTTAAATAAATTCGATTCAGCCAGGGAATATGAACAGCTTGCGCAGGTCAAACGTCTTGAGCTTGAGCATGATGATATCGAAATAGCTTTGGCTGGAATAGACTTAAAAATGGAGCTACCGGGATGAAAAATTACAAAAAAGCATTTGCCATTTTTTGGATTGCAGCGTTTCTGGCAATACCGGCGTTTATGTGGGCAGCAGAAACATGGAATGAAGCCACACCTGCAGGCGATGAATCTCCTACGCTTGGAGATGATCGCACAAGGGAATTAAAACGGGCGATTCGTGAAAGGCTGGCCGTTGATCATGATTTCGAGGCAAGTGAAAGCCCTGCTTTCGGTGATGCCAATGCAACTATAGGAATGCATGAAGGCATCAGGCTTAAAGAACAGGCTTCCTCGCCAACCACCATTGCTGACCAGGCAGGGTTCTGGGCGGCTGATGATGGGTCGGGTAACACCGAGCTTTTTATGCGTGGCCCAAGCGATGCATCGGCCGTGCAATTAACAGAAAGTAATTGTGGGAAGATAAAATCAGAGGCCGTTGATTTTAGTAAAGACGGCACGATTACAATAACGGATACTGGTGATGTTGATTACCAGTTTCCTTTGGCAATATATAATCCTAATTTGTCAGCAACAAAACATGCCGCTATTCCGATAGGGGTAGCCGGTAGTCAATACAACAGCGGGATCATCCAATTTTACTACGCCGGCGACGGGAGTACTGACAATTTAATGAGTTTTGGACTTTTCGGGTATTCAAATGCTCTGATAATCGATGGTTCATCGAATATAGGCATCGGTGGCCAAAGCGATGGGGCAAAACTTAAAGTGACCGGCACATCCGAAATAACTGATACCCTGACGTTGAGCAAAAGTAGCGGAAATGGGTTGGTGGTAACGTCGAACGTTGATTTTAATGGAAACCAGGATGTTGCTGGCACATCCAATATTCACGATACCTTGACTCTTTCAAAGGCGTCCGGTAACGGATTATCGGTAACCAATAACGCCTATATCGGCAATGATGTCAATGTGGCCGGTGATGCCAACATCACTGGTGATATTGAATTTAATGCGATAGTCAGTGGAGCGACAAAAGAGGAAATCAACTCCCGCTGCGATGGAGTGCCGTCACATGACACTGACAGCAACGCAGGCGGCACGGTAGGAGCCGGTACAACACAGTATAATACATTAGACCTTGGGACTGTGACATCCGGGGATTATGGTATTTTGATTGGAACTGCTACTTTGAAGAAAATCACCAACGCCGGACTCGCCGGAATTAGTATTGATAAAGCATCAGGCACCGGGAGTTTCAGTGCAAATGGCGTTTCAAATGGTTCTGTTTCAAATATTGGCTATTGGGACGTAATGCCGGTGACTGTTGATACAAGCGTTGTTTGCCCATTTACTATTACAGGTACGGGTACACTGGTCATGGAATTAAATGGATATTCGTCGATTAGTAGCACAGAATTTAGCAGTATGTATTTAAGAGTGTATTGGATCAAGAAACAATAGATTACTGGACTCGCTGATTTTGGCGCAACCTTTATCAAGACGCAGTAATTAAAATGAAATATTTCTACAAATTATCACCGCACGGCGGCCTTTACACGGATAAACCAGCTCATGAGATTCCCCTGAACTGCACACCGGATTGCACTGCTGTTTGGACCAGATACGGGAGGATAGAGCGTGTATTCGGAAAAGAAAAAAACGCCGATACGCAGTTGGACGGAACCGCCATCTTAAGACACGCGATCTTTATCGATAGCAGCCAGAACGAATACAATTTAGCTATAACAAATACAAAGGCTTATAAAAAAGACGGCAGCGATTATACGTCAATTCAGGGCTCGACTGATTTCACATCAACGGTTGATTCAATGTCCTGTGTCAGCCATTATGATTCAACCGGATCGGAGATAGCCGTTATTTCCAACATAGTTGACGGCATGAAAAAATGGACCGGAGCCGGAAATATTGCCGATCTTGACGGGAGCCCGCCTAAAGCTAAAGTGCTGCTACCGTTTAAAGGTTATCTTTTGGCCCTTGATGTTGTTGAATCAGGAGACAGGGACAGAAGAAAAATCAGACACAGCGCACTGTACAATGGAGAATCATGGTCTTCATCAAACTATATTTACTTGAA